AATTCTTTGTTAACTACGGAGAGTCTCCAAGCATTGATGCAGTAAAAGATAACTTTCCAGCTTTTGATTTAGTTGAAGTTAGTGACCCTATTGACTATCTCCTTGATGCTGTTGTTGCTGAGCGCCGTAAAAAAGCAACCATTGCAATGCTTGGCGAAGCAATCAAACTTATTGATAAGGAGAAAGACCATGAAGCAGCACTGCTTGCTTTACAAGGAGGGCTCGTCGGGATTGAAGCTTCATCTTTTAAAGGTGCAGCTACTGTCGACCTCACGAACAATCCTGAACAACGGTATGAAGAGTACCTCACACGAAAAAATACTCCAGATGGAATTCTTGGTTACAGGACAGGATTTCCAACGATTGATAAAAGCATCAGTGGTATCCAAAACGGACAGCTCATTGTTGTAGCTGCTCTTCCTAAAACTGGTAAGTCAACACTTTGTTTACAAATGGCTTTATCAGTTCATGAGTCTGGTAACCCCGTAATGTTTAAGTCTTTTGAAATGACAAACGATGAGCAAGCACGTCGCTACGACTCTATGCGTTCTCGACTTTCCCACCACCGTTTGATGACAGGTACTTTGGAGCAGGAAGAAGAAACTAGATTCCTTAGTGGCCTTAAATCATTAGCAAACTTCAAAGCTGGATTCCACCTTGTTCCAGGAGCAGAGGGTAGAACCGTTACCTCTATCGCTAATAACATTCAAATCCTTCAACCTTCATTAGTGGTAATTGACGGCGTGTACTTGATGCAAGATGAGCAGACAAAAGAAATGAATACCCCAGCTGCTCTTACTAACATTACGCGTTCTTTAAAGAATCTAGCGCTTAATGTAAACATCCCTATTGTTATTAATACTCAATATCTAGGTCATAAGATGAAGGGCGGTAGAGCAACTCTTGACTCTATTGGTTATGCATCTTCCTTTGCTCAAGATGCTGACATTGTTATGGGCCTTGAGCGTATTGATGATGATGACTCTGTTCGTTTGTTAAAGATTATGGCTAGCCGTAACTCAGGCGGTGCTGAGGTAAAGCTTTCATGGGAGTGGGATACAGCTACGTTCCGTGAGTTTGAAGAGGATGACTTCTAATGGAAACTTCACAACTAGAAGATTACTTAGAGACTTTAGAGATACACCCAACAAAAACCGTTGGGCAGGAGGTATGGGCTAAGTGTCCAGGACACCTAGCACGCACTGGCCATGAAGATAGAAACCCATCTTGGTCAATCAATGCAAGCACTGGTGCACATAGATGCTGGTCATGTAATTTTAAAGGAAGCTTTCCTTTTCTCATTGCATACGTCACTGGCGTATCTGTAGAGGATGTTAAAAACGGAGAGGCTTGGATTAGCCAAAGCGCAACTGGATTAACCAAAGCATTTGAATCATTATTAAAAGAACCAGAGACAGAAGTTATAGAAACACTTCAAGAGTCTTCCATGGCTTTGTTTACATATCCCCCATTGAATGCTCTTAAGTCTCGAGGCATAACTGCTGAGTCATGTCGTGAATGTGAAATCCTTTGGGACCCGCGACGAGAACTGTGGATTCTTCCTATCCGTGAACCGCGAACAAACAAACTGTACGGGTGGCAAGAGAAGTCTTATGTAGGTCGTTATTTTAATAACTATCCAAAAGGAGTTAAAAAGGGGCATACTCTTTTTAATTTTAATAATTGGGGCCATGCTAAAACAAGAATCATTGTTGAATCTCCCCTAGATGTTGCTCGACTTTATTCAGTCGGCTATCCAAATGCTATAGCTGCTTATGGAGCTGGGCTAACAAAAGAACAAAAACAAGAACTCGCTTCTGTTGAACATTTAATGTTGGCATTTGATAATGATGATGCTGGCAGAAGTTGCACTTTAGATTTACTCAAATGGGCTAGAGGAATTAACAAAGGCGTTTGGGTATTTAACTATGCTGAGACAGACCAAAAGGATGTTGGGGGCATGAGTAAGGTAGAGATACAAACAGGTATTGAGAACGCAAAGTTTTCAGCCATGATGTCAATATAGGGAGATAAATGATTATTGGAATTTCAGGGTACGCACGTTCAGGCAAAGACACCATAGCTGAATATTTATGTACACAATTTGGTTATAGAAGAGTTGCTTTTGCCGACGCTATTCGCAACTACCTTTATGATTTAAACCCCACCTACAATCGAGAAGGAAACACCATTAAAGAGGTTGTTGAGGCGCTTGGATGGGACGAGGCTAAAAGCAAACCAGAGATTCGCAAGATGTTGCAGGATGTGGGAGTTGCTGCTCGAAAGAATTTTGGCGAAGATTTTTGGGTAAATATAGCTCTTAAGGACGTCGCTTATACAAGTAACGTAGTTATCACCGACGTTAGGTTTCCAAACGAAGCCAAAGTTATTAAGGATAGGGACTATTCTCAGTTGTGGAAAGTAGAACGACCTGGGGTTGGGCCAATTAACGCTCATATTTCTGAGACTGCTCTTGACAACTGGGATAGGTGGGACTGTAAATTTATCAATGATGGTTCAGTTGAATCATTAGAAATGGCTGTTAAGACAAGGATGTTGCAGTTTGTTTAAAGGGACTCTTTTACCGTATCAACCCGAAGCGGTTGACCGCATGTGCGAAAGAAAAAGCATGCTGGTCGCCTACGACCTCGTCCTTACAATTGCCGCAATAGAAAGGCTTAAAGAAGAGCAGAAAGTTACAGCTCCAGGACTTATTATCTGCCTATCACCATTGAAGTATCAATGGTACAACCAGATAAGAAAGTTTACTGATGACACTGCAAACCCTATGGTCATTGATGGGAGCCCAAAACAAAGGGAAGCCCAATACCTTAGGTGTATCCAAACCGACGGAACTGCTCCTGACTACATCATTCTTAATTATGAGCAGGTGGTCAACGACTGGAAATACGTTAGCAAATTACCGCGAGGATTTATCGTTCTTGATGAAGCCACGGCAATCAAATCATTTAGGTCAAAGCGTTCAAAGCACGTTAAAGGACTTAACTCAGAATATAGATTTGCTTTAACAGGAACTCCTATTGAGAATGGAAAACCTGAAGAGCTGTTTTCCATCATGCAGTTTGTTGACAAGCAGGTCTTAGGAAAGTACGACATCTTTGATGCCGCATTTATTGTCCGTAATAAGTGGGGTGGCGTAGACCGCTATCGTAATTTACCTACCCTCCATCAACGCATGAAGCAAGCTTCGGTACGCAAAGCTCAAACCGATGCAGACGTGGCTCCTTATTTGCCTGAAGCAATCCATTTAGAACCAATGGCTGTCAAGATAGATAGTAAAGGCGCCAAGCTTTACGAGAAGATTAAGAAGGATTTGCTTAATGATTTAGCTGATGCACAAGAACTATTTGGCTCCAGCTTTAACATCATGGCGCACTATGGGTTAGAGCAACAATGGGGCGGGCCAGCGGATGAGATGCGTGGGAAATTAATGAGCAAAATTGGCGCTATGAAAATGCTCTGTTCCCACCCACAGTTAATTGCGGATAGTGCTGCAAAGTTTCATAGACAGGAGGGAGAGGGAAGTGCTTACTGCGCTTGCTCGATGGGGTACGTCATCCTAAGCTTGATGCGGTTATAACCTACGTCAAAGATTTCTTAGACTTAGACGAGAACAATAAGGTAGTTATTTTTGCTACCCATGTTCGCATGGTAGATTTAATTGTAGAGGCTCTTGATACTGTAGAGTGTGTGACATACACAGGACTACTGACCGCAAAACAAAAGGAGGATAACAAGATTGAGTTTAATACTAATCCTAGGACTCGCGTTCTTGTCTCTAGCGATGCTGGTGGCTACGGAGTTGATTTGCCAGCGGGCAACCTCCTCATCAACTACGACCTCCCTTGGTCATCAGGAACAGCAAACCAAAGAAACGGCAGGATTGTACGTGCCAGCTCTTCCTTTAAACGAGTCGTTATCTTGGACGCAATCATCGACTCCTCTTTGGAGTTCCGTCAGCATTTATCACTCCAACAAAAAAACGCCGTGGCGAGCGCGGTCATTGACGGCAAAGGCATCAATGAGAAAGGTGGGGTCGAAATGACCTTAGCAAGTTTAAATAACTTCTTGCAGACACACAGTGTCTACTAAACATGAAGCAGAAGTATTCCTTACAAGAGAGGAACTACGCCACGCAATGAACGTGGCACTAGATAGAGCTTTTAAACATCGCTATGAAAATGGCGAACGCAAAGGAACTACCTACCGCACAGGGCGCAAGCTTCCTGACATCATCGGGGAGATGCTAGGTACAGTTGCGGAGTGTGCTGTGGCAAAGTACTATGGCACTAAATGGAATGA